TAAAGAACAGGTAGATAAACAACCATTCAAATATCTTAAGACTATTCTATTAATGTTAAAAGCAGAAATGGATTCAACATATGGTAAGAAATCTGTAGGCATGCCTATAGGAGAACAGGTATCTGGTGGTGCATATGACGTTCCAAAGAAGCATAAACCTACAAGATATGTGCCAAAGAAGACCAGAAAAACCAGGAAGAATAGGAAATAATATAAAGGAATAGGGTATTAGAATAATATATGAGTTCAAAGCCTGAAGATCAATCTGAATCTGGTGGATTCGAAATAGGATTTAATGCAAAAGATGCTAAAGCCTTACAGGATAATGTGAGAGCATTATCGCAAATGGGTAAGAATATAGAGAAGTTAATTAAATTAACAATAAATCCTCAGAAAACAACTGGTGGACAGTCAACATATTCAACTTTGATGAAAAATGCAGCAGAAGGACAGGTTAGAGTTCTTAAGGATATAAAAACCAGACAGTTTACATCAAAACACGCTAGTGAAATAATAGGTCAATTAAAGAAAATTAATTCACAGCTTGGAAAATTACAACCTCCAAAACCTAATGGTGGTAATCCATTTATTCCTCCTGGTGTATGGGAACCAAGTGGAGGTGCTGGTGGTTCAAGACGTGGTGGACTTTTAGGTGCTCTTGGTGGTGTTTTTGATAAATTAAGAGGTACATTCGGAAAAATAACAGATGTAATTGGAAAGGCATTTAATAAATTACCAAATCCTGTGAAAGGTGCGTTAGGATTAGGTGGGGCAACAGTTGTAGGAGCAATATTTGGAAAGATGATTAGTTCATCCCCATTGTTACAGGCCATGTTTAAGATATTAAATACATCATTGACTTTAATTATGAGACCTATAGGTGACTTCTTTGGTGCATTCTTTAGACCAATGTTTACATACTTCCTTAAAGAAATTGCAATACCATTCTTCCAACAAGGAAAGGGATGGATGAGACAAGGTGAAATATGGGGAAAGGCTGCTTTAGGATTTTTCCTGGATCCAGGAAGATCAATGGTAAATGCAATAGTATTAGCTACTAAAGATTGGTCTATATTGGGTATG